ATTTATAGCGTATATGGCCCCCGATGATAGAAACCGGGTGAAACCGGGCTGGTTACTCGTATCCGGAACGTCTACCCGAAGCATATTGGTACCGGCCACGTTCTGTTCCGTACATCTTCCCGCTATCCTTGAATGGCCGAATAACTCGACCACGCACCATAAATCAAATTTCTCTTGTTCCATATTATCTTCTTTTTTTAAAAGTGTTACAAAATCTCGTGGAGTTAGCTACCCGTCCAGCATCATGTATGATGCACCAAACGCATAGCCCCTTGTGAGGATGTCCGTTGGCGCAATCGCCACATTTCACCTTTTCTTGCTCGTCTTTCTTCTTCGCCATATCACCAAGTCTTTATTTTTATTGGTAGATCGGCGTACCACCAAGCCAGAATCGTAGCGTCACGTTGGTCTTGGTTCGTTCTCTTAGGCAAGGGACCGACTATGTAGGAGAGTTCCTCATGGGTTATCTTGCCCTCGTCCCCTTTCCAATGCTTGGTCAAAGGCTTTACCTCCTCGCAGGGAATCCCTATGTGCTCGCACATCTGGAGAAGCAATATCCCGGTTTGCTGGTTACGACCTACATACTTGGCTATCCTCTCGCCGGATTTACCCCTAGCCTTATGGAAGTTGCTTTTTTCGTTAAGCCATCCGGCCTCGACAATGACCACTATGTCTATCCCCTTGTATCTCTCTCTTGCCTCCTTTATGAAATCGACCAACACAGGGAAGGGGAGGCTCTTTAGAATTAGCTGTCTCGTTGAAGGAGACAGTACGCATATACCGGATTTATCTATGTCCGGGTCAACGGCTATCACTAAATCATGTTTTTTCTTTCCCACGAATTCCTCCTTTCTTTATCGTTTATTAGTAAGAATACGGCCAATATCAATGCGATCAGTCCTAGTATTGCGGTGATAAGGTATATGGCCATTGTCAAGTGATCTAAATTCTGTATTGTTTCCATAATTATATGTTTGTTATTCGTGGACGGTGCCGGGATCGAACCGGCCTCTTTACGTCATGCGCACTCCGTAACGTTTCATCCCGGAATACTTACCGCCCGAAATCCCCGCGTATCCTCACGGACGGCGGGGATAAAAACTAAATCTAATACCATGAAAAACACACTCTAATATTAATATCCTTAGTTCTGAATCTTTATTAAATCGGGTATCGCTCCATAAATGGGGGTACGACCATCCCATTTGTCGATAAACTGCTTATAAAGAATTTCTTTAGTCAATCCTCTCGAGGTGATTAACGCTTGTTCCGTTTTCAATTGCTCCAACTCGTTGCGTTTCCGTTGCTCCGCTATCTGCTGGTCTAAAACCGAAATATTGGTGTTAACTTCATTCCTACTATCAATTTTCTCGCGAACCGCCTTGGAAAACTCTAATTGCGCCGAGAATGTGAGTAATTGAAGACCTCTTTTCTCGAATTCCTTATCTACAATCTGCTCAAGGCGTTTCTCAAAAAGAAGCGAACCTCCATCAGCCATTAAGCTGTCGGTCTTATGTTTACGGCTTTCCTCCTTGATCAGGTCATAGATGCGAGGTTCTAGTATGTTATCCTCCAATGATTGCATGAAACCGTCTTTGCCTGATTCCGTATCGGCCTTGTCTATGTGCTTGTTATCGAAAACAACGTCTATTGCCCTGTTTTTGATAACCTTGTAGGAGTAAGTGGGGCGTGCGTTAAACTCCGTATTGTCTGCGGCTTTTAACGTGACAGGGCTTCCGAACTCGCCTCGTTGGTCGAATAGCGGGACTTGAAATAATTCCGTGCCCCATTCCCAAGTTGAAACCCTGCCTGATACGACCTTGAAATCCTCCTTCCCTTGTTTCCCGTAATTTTCCATCAATACCCCAGCGTAATTAGGTGCTACACGTTCACAAGAGGATAAAAATACCATAGCGATTATCGCTATAGTAAAAAACTTAAAACTTGTCCTTTTCATTCTTGATAAAATTAAATAGTTTGTAAATTATAAATAATGAACTAGTTAACATAATGACTATTCCTAGCCATGCGTCAACATGGTTAAAAACTCTGTTCCCTGCCGGAATAAAGGCTATGGCCAATATCAATACCCAATGTTTGTTGATAAAATTTCTCATATTTGTTGGTTTAGTGCCTCATTGTATAAAGGCATGATTAATCCGATACTGCTTACGTCTTCTACCATGCTGTCAAAAATGATGGCATCGTTAACGCCCTTGAAAGTAGCCGTGCATCGTTCGCATTCATATAAAGCTTTCCTCATTATGTCGAATAAGCCCATGTTAAAGGATATTTGAGGAAGCGGAACGCTGGGTTTTGCCTGATAATTTTGTATCACTTTCTCTGCGTCTGGATATTTTAAGTTCTCATCCGCGAAATAGAAGAACGCCTTGTCATTCTTCTTATGGCACTCTATTCCGTCATCAGAGATAAGGATGTCATCATATTTCAACATGTCCTTAAAAAATAGACTATGCAGTAATTTGCCGTCTAACGCCTGTATCATGGCTTCGTCAAGGTTTGAGCATTCGGATATCCTGTTTTTAACGATAATATGTCCGTCACTGGCGTAGGCCCAATCTCCCTTGAAATATACGCATTCCATAGCGGGACGGTTATCGTCCTTTGCGCAAGCCAAAAACATTTGTACGTTCTTGTCAAAGTTGTAAGAACCTTCTTTTCTCTTTCCCATATCATTAATATTTAATATTATATTTTCTTCTTTCGTATTGTGGGACATACCCTTTGCAAGGAGTATTCCCGTCAAGTAAGGCCGATTCCGGCCTCACAGTTTCCCCATCTTTTTTAGACGGGGCTGTCCAATGCCTCTGCCGTTGATGACAGAGGCAATGTCTTTTAGAGCATGCCTCATTGAGGCATAATATCAGTTCTTCCATCTTGGATTATTTTCTCGAGTTTCTTTAGATCCTTTTTGGCCAATCTTACGGTATCGGCTATCCTTGGTCTTCCCTTGGAATCCACGTGTTCTAGGATAACCGATAGATGGCGGGACAGTGTTTTAATGAAAGACTCGGATAGCTGGTACCTTTTAGCCATGGCCGTTATTTTTTATAAAAGCCTTGAAACCTCACGATACCTAGATACTCGGGAGATTTCATTAGTCCGTCCCCCATGCCGCCCAACGTCTCGGCTCCCGGCTCGTCAAGGACAACCTTGGAGTCAATCTCCTTAGGTACACGGAAGCATATCTGTACGGGGAAATTCACCTTAGCGTCTCCCGTGATCACGTTAACCGACGCTCTTTGCGTAGCCGCCATGATCCGGAACCCAAGCGATCGTCCCTTTTGTAGCAACATCTTCAGATTCTCCTCCAGTGACTTTTCACGACCGACCGTGCGTAGTTCCATTTTAGGCTCGAGGAACCCGAAGGCGTTCTTTCGCTGGCCAACCTCGACCATTTCCTTTATGTCAAGTTCCGTTCCCGATCGGGAGGACGCTACCGCGTCGGCGAACTCATCGAACACCACCAGCGTTTTCCATGATGCCCTCGATTTAGCCCTTTCCTGCATATCCTGTACGAGTTCTTTCATCTTGGCCTCTATTTCTTCTATATCATTATAGACCTTTATGTATTTCTCGGAGGAATAATTACAGAACTCGTATTTCGGATCGAAAATTACGATGTCCCGGATACCGGCTAAGCGGGCGTATTCTATCGTGGATATGATACACACGGATTTACCGCTACCGGTAGCTCCGCAAATCAAGGCGTGAGGCGTGGAGTTGTTATCGAGATCCCACACCACGAGCCTTCCGAAGTTATCCGTTCCTATGGGAATCCTCATGCCGTCGATATACTTCTTGTCCCAGTACAAGGACTTGGTTCTTTTCTTCGGTGATTCTATGGAGAGGTAGGATTTTCCCTCATACACCATAAGCTCGTTACCCATCCTTATGGATGGCACGTCCAGCGCGTTCGCTATGTCTAGCTTGTATTTCATCACTGTCGTGATCTTTGTCCCAGCGGATACCTCTAGCAGATACGTGTCTGACGAGTACCCGTTAATCTCCTTGGCCACGTTCACGATCACCCCGAATGTCCGTAGGATATGCTCTATTTTCTCGCTGTTTGTCATATTACTATTGGATAAATCATATTGAATGAATGAGGAAGCGTTCCTCTTGAACTCGGATATTACCTTGGGGTTTACCGATCCAAGGGAAGCGTCCCGTATTTTTTTCTGTCTCTTCGATATCAATTCCTTCTTTGAATCGGGCACGTTGAAATCATCGACCTCCGCTATCAGCGTCTTGGCCCAGAAATTATAAAGCTCGGCCCTGTCCACGAAGTTGTCGCTATCGTTGATCATGTACACGTAATCCGGATCGGACACGGCCTCTATCATCCTTTTTAGCGGCTCGTACAATATGGCCTCGTAAAGCTTCCTCGTGTCGTTATCGAGATTGATCACGAATTTCTTCAACTGGGAGGAGCCGTCCTTGTTTTTCGAGATCTTGTTCTCCACGAACCATACCTCGTCAACATTCTCCCCGAAGCGGGACTCATAGCACTTAACGTAGGTCATCGCCTGTTTCCCGCAGGTAAACGTTAGTTCCTCATAATCGGTGAACTTGGCCCTTGACTTATGGTCTATGATGACCGTCCGACCGCTTTCCGTCCTTATCGCCAAGTCTAGCCTAGCGTGGCAGGGCAGGGGGATGTCCACCCCGTTTATCGTTACCCATTCCTCGCACCTTGATTCCACGGCGATTATCTCCTTGATACCGGAAAGATATATATCCTTCTCCCCGTAGAAGTTATTGATAAGCCTCGTGGCGTTCTTGGTGGCCTCGATCTTGCATTCCTCTACGGTAGGTGTCGTTTTCTGTATCTTCCAATCATTCGGGTGTACCTCCTCTATGTATGAGAACGCTACCCTCTCCATTTCCGTGATCGGTATTATCTGCCCCTTGCGCTGTAGCTCCATGAAGAAATACTCCAAGGCCGAATGATAGGCGTTACCCGCTACCGTGCTGGAGGATGATCTGGATCTTTCCCGGTAAATCTCCCGTTTCTCGAACTCCTTCTCGTTCCGGGAGAAAGAGGCTACCTTGCTGTAACTCCAAGAGTCAATAAGGTAGTTTGATAAATGCTCCTCCAGCTCAGCGTTGGTATAGGATGAGTACTTGTTCATGGCATGTCCTCTTTGTTTTTGCCCTTAGACTGTCTCATCGCCTCCTTTTTTTGATCGACATCTTTCTTTGTCTCACGAATTGGAAGGATTAGATCGTTTACCGTGGTATCCCCGTCCTTTAACGCTTGTATGATCCCGATCAGCATGGCGATCTCGTCGGGGCCTATCTGATTGCTGGTCTGTTTGCCGCATAGCTTAATGACCTCCTCTTCCGTTATGGCGTATTCGTTCTTGAACTTGTTGATGATATTAGTTCTCGTTTTTAATATCTTGTCAGCGTCGGATAGATCCCCCGTGATGAATTTTTGGGCGGCTTGATAGACCCTGTCCACTATGGCCTTGGGGATAACGGCGAATACGGAATTGCGATAAGCTATGGAGTTGGCGGCGTTTCCCGTTACGGTAATCATGTCGTCTGAGTAACGTTTCCCCTTGCTATCCACTATGCTCCTGCGAACCTCGAACGCGGACGCTACGTTTGTCTCCAGATCCCAGCATGTACCCCTGCTGATGATCTGCTTGTCCGTTATCTGGATAACCTTGGCCTCAGTCCTGATATTACCCCAATTGGATACGATTATCTTGGCGAGGTGTACGGATGGCCCAGTAATAGGTTTCCCTCCTCTTGGCAAGGCATAACTGCATGACCTTGCCGTGTCTTGATTCATCGTGGCCATTACCACGGAATTATCAATACTCCTTCTGATATCCCTAGGATATCTTTTCGCGGTCGCAACTTGTGAGTCCACGTTTGCTCTCTCAACCGCATCTACCTGTAAAATTTGTACTTCATGGCTTTCTGCTGGAAGTACCTCGTAACTGCTTGATTCCATGATTATTTATTTTGAATGATTTCCTTTACCAATATAAAGTGCTGGTTTCCCAATCTCGTTGATACCGATCGTCCTCGGATTCTGTTTCCTCCTCCCCGTCGTACTCCGGTTCGCCGTCGGGGTCTTTTATGTATATGTCTCTCATATATCTTGATTTGTAGGCCTCCGGGAGTCGAACCCGGCCATCCCCATGTTAGGGGCGCTCTACCGATAAGCTAAGACCTTGAATTTATTCGATCTCAATAATCTCGAATTTTCCTTTCTTTATATATATCTTATGATTGTAGTAATCTTTGACTATTCCATGATCGGAAACTGCATTTATGTTCCCAGTGCAATCCTCAACATATGAGTTATCGTAAGCCTCGACCGTGGCAGAGCCGTAAGCCTTGACCGTGGCAGAGTCGTAAGCCTTGACCGTGGCAGAGTCGTAAGCCTCGACCGTGGCAGAGTCGTAAGCCTCGACCGTGGCAGAGCCGTAAGCCTCGACCGTGGCAGAGCCGTAAGCCTTGACCGTGGCAGAGCCGCAAGCAAATGATTTAGCATTAGAGGTGTGTTCTTTTCTTGTGTAAATGCCGGCTTCGGCTAGTTCCTCTTCAGAAAAGTTATTTTCTAGGTAATTTGCGTCAATCATCTTGGATGCACTCAAGACCCAATACCAATTATCGGTTATCGCTTTCAGTAAGTCCTGTTTGCTTTTTGCGTTTAACCCCATCCTGTATCCATCTTGGCAAGCGTGATGTTTTTTAGCCCGTTCAAGCAGATCTTCTTTTAATTCCTCGAATGTCTTCATTATTTTTCGTTTATTAGTTCTACAATGTCTTTTCTTATCTCTATCAATTCTTCTTTGCTAAGTGTCTTTAATTCGTCTAGGATATCGTCCTTCTTGGATCGGTTAGGCCTTGAAGGGACTTGCACCACGTATAGTACTCTGAAATCATTTTTCTGACTCATAAGTCATTATAACTATTTGGTGTACCACAATAAAGATTGATATGATCGCTAGGATCAAGAGGTGAATATTGAGAGGTTTTTCGTACCACTCGAATATTGACACTATTGATATCAGCCCTAGTACGGTAGCTGCGATCATCCTTAGCGAGAAAATGATAATGCTCTTTATGGCCCGGAATATCTTCCAGAACCATGCTTGGTTTCTCTTTATCATATGTTGTTGATTTAAATTTCTTGATGTGAAAAGGTCTCATATCCTCACGGACGGAGACCTGCGTTGCAAAAATTGTGACTTTGATTTTCTGTTGATTGAATAAGCGCCTATTCGGCGAATAGTGGATGTATCCGGACTCGAACCGGAAATGGTGGTGTTTTTGCGGCCCCCGATTTTAAGTCGGTTATTCCTAGTATGTCTCGCAAGTTGCAGGTTTTATGCTGTTATCTTGGAATTTTGCACCTTACATACTGATTAGCGTTTACCAATTTCGCCATACATCCGTTTGCCGGGGGGATCCCACCCCGGCACAGTTTAAGTAAAAACTAATATTCCCTAATTGCCTGCCTCACGGCGGTATATTAAGGTCTTGGTTGAGAAGTGTATAATAATTAGCAATGTGATTTAAGCGTGGTAGCCGGGGGAACTCGAACCCCCTGTAACCCTGAATAATAATATGAATTTATTATGGTTCGCTACCTGCCCTAGCCATTTCCTAGGGTGGGATTCTTCTTTCTTTCATTGTTATAAAACTTGGTTATTAATAGGTCTATCGGTCTTATTCATTTTTCTTCCTCTATTGTATCATCTAATAACTTATCGATAGCCATGATAACCTTATCCGGCAATTCCTTGGCGGTATCATTAGACTTGAGATATTCTATAGTCCCGCCTATTCCGATAATCATCAACATGTCCCTTTTAGATGGAATGAATACTAGTAAAAAAACAGGTATTGATATATAGGCTGCGAATTTTAAGATGATTTTTTTTAACTTAGACTTGTCTTTTTCATCATCTTCCATAATCCAGACGAGAATATACAAGAATGTAAATACCCCCAAGATAAATACTGCGATTATCGCCAACGTTTGTATGGCATCTAACCTTGTGATCCAATAAATCTCATTCATGGTATCATGGATTGATGTCTTCAACCTCGCTATCGAGATCCTTCTTGATCTCATTGATAGCTTGGATGGTGTTGTCCGCGTTGATAATCGTCTCCTTGTACTCGATCAATTGATTGATCTTGCTCTTGTAATTTACCCCGTCGTCACCTAGGTTGTTTATCTCCTCGTGATACCGGATGTCGGCTAATACCTTTTGCTCCTCTACGTTGTTTAACGCCGAGTCAAGCGCTCTCATGATCTCTTGACTCCTTAACTCTGACAGTCGATCTGTCTGTTTTTTACCCCTAAGGATAGAAAGGATCTTTTTCATACTCTCAATAATTTTGTCGTTTTTATTAAATGGATTTTATCGCTAGTGATCGTTGTACATAATGAGGCAAAGGCCATTGAAAATCTATCGCATCTTTCTTTAACGAAAAAACCGTCTAAGCTGCTTACATTGGGATTTCGAGAGATCTCGAATCCATTGCCGGTAAATCCTGTGCCAAGGATATTTCCTTGTAATTCATTTTCCATATTCTTTATATTTTAATGTTCGCTCCCCCACAACCTCCAACGGTTTCGAACTCGAATCATAGACGGGTGGGGGAGTATTAATCACTAATGTAAATCCGTAGTTCTCGGATTGACCGTCTTTCCGATCTGTCGTCATCTTATGATTGTCTGTCCAATCTGTCATACTTTTGGGCGTATTAACCTCCTGCTATATCTTAGATACGACTCGTAGGAAAAGTCGTATTATTTAGTACGATACGGTCTTCTTTACCAACCACCGCAAGGATACCCGAATGGGATCGTACTTATTATATATACATTATTAATTATATGTATAAATCCAATACCGGAACCGATTAAACTACATCGGGAGCAAGGACTATCGTCCATTCCTGTATTTTCACCTTACGCTTATCCCGTTTATATCTCGTATACCTTTTGATAGCCATAAGGATTTTTCTCAATAAGTCAAAGAACTCTTTTTTGGTCACCGGGGTGGGATTCGAACCCACGGGGTATTTCTACTCCTCTTTAGGAGAGAGGGACGCTTCCTGCTACGTGCTACCCGGCGTTATCCACCTATTTTAAGGTGGCGTATTTGATGCAATCCCAAGCGTTACAAAACCATTTCCCGTTCTGAGATTTTGTTGGTTTTTCGCATCTGATAAGTCCCTTCCCTACCAAATCGTAGAGCCTTCCACGTCCTCCTACTATGGAGGCTGCCGTCCTTTGCCCAAAGGTCTTATCGTTAAGGACTATTTTTAATGCTTCCTCGTTTATCATTACTTTTCCCGTTTTACCTTTATACCTTTTTCTAAGCCTTTTGTCGAAGTCACGAATGTGTATCCTTCTTTATTTAGTCTACATACAATAGACTTGACACTCAATATATTATTATCGATTTTTACTGTGTCTCCAATACCGAGATCTCTCAGTATTGATGTTAAGCTTCTAACTTTTACTGTCTTTATTGCTGTTTTATTCATTTGTTTTATTATTTTTGCAGTAAACAATGTTCATCTATTTTGTTTACTGCAAAGGTAAACAAAAATGTGAACATGGCAAGTTTGTTTTAAACAATAATGTTTACATAAGTATAGTTTAACTATATGAGGCTTGTATTGTTAAAATATATGTAGCGAAAGATGCTGTTTTTATCTCTTGATACCATATTTATTACGTAATGATTATTTATGTTGTCATATGGTATTAATATATTGTTATTGAATTTATTGGCTTTAGCTTGTGTCGTTGAAGGATTGCGGGATATTGTTGAGTTATGCCAGAATAATCATTACTACATCATTTATAGTGGATGTGTGTAAACAAATATATGAATATGGAAGCTAACGGAGATAGGATTTTAAAAGTTATCACACATTTTTGTGAATCAAATGCGGATTTTGCCGATAAGGTAGGAGTAAGTAGGCAGGTCGTTGGAAATTGGATAAATAGGGATAATGGTAAAAAGGTATTGGATAAAATACTGACAACCTTTCCCTCGGTTAACCCTGGATGGCTTTTTACTGGAGAGGGTGATATGCTAAAATCTTCTCCTGTGGTTGTCGAAGCTGTGTCTGCGTCTGCTGATAAAAAAGGAGATTTCTTAATTGAGAATAATAATGGCGTTAAATTCTATGACTTAGGAAATGGTCGATATCGTATGACTGTCAGCAAGGTGCCGTTTTGCGCTTATGGCAGGTTTGCTAACGAAAGCGATCGTCTTGATCCGGATAAGGAGGATTGGGA